CTATTCCTCACACTTTACTTCCGGAAGTCCTGCAACTGATGTCAGAATACTTACAACTCCGGCTACTACTGCCGAAGATGCTGCCAGTTTCCAATCAACATTTGCCACTGTACTTCCAACTGCGATTACAGAAACTGCAGTCTGAGCCATTGTTTTAATCGCTCTGACTGTCGCAGATTTCACCCATTTCTGAGTATCAACACTTACCTTCAACACACAATTTTTAAACATAAATAAAAACCTCCTTATTTCTTTTCTAAATCTTCTATTCTATGATTTGCCATTTTTATATCTTCCGAATTTAAAGCTACGGATTTTTCAAGCTCATAAACCCGGTCGATTACCTGATTATGTACATCCTGCTTTTTCTCCAACTGCTCCAAGCGATATGCTACAAGAACCGTTGATTTTTTATTTGCAAAATATGCTCCACTCGCTGTGCCGAGCATTGAAATAACTGCTATTATTATTTCTATTGCGTATGCTGCCATTTGTGTCTCCTTTCCTGCCTTTAGGCATTAAAAAAAGAAGCCTAAGCTTCAATCTGCTGTTCGATGTATTTTTTTACTTTTTCTCTTAATTTTGTCGGAACTTCGTCGATACGATTCAAATCGTATGCAATTCTCTCAGACCAAAATTTCGCCATCTCGTCCACCCCCTTTCTATTCACTATAAATAACCTCTGACATCTCGGCAATGGCATCATTCTGAGTAGTCTGCCCTACTTCAACTGCCGCAAGTCTCACCTCTATAGTGCTGAGCTGACGGATGTTAAATGACGATTCAAAAACACTCTTTTCCTCTGAATACAGATATGACACTGTTTCAAAAGTATAATTTTTGTACTCGCCTATGATTTCGCCAGTATCGTCTTTTATGTACCTAAATGCTGACAGATTTTCGTCAGTCAGTTTCTTGCGGAAGTTTTCAATATCTTCAGCAGAAGAAAAATCTGCTGTGATTTTTGTTGCTGTGCTGCTTTCGGTAACGGTAAGTTCTGTGTTGTCTTTTAATAAAATTTTCATAATGTTTTTATTCCTTTCTTTTCTTTGTATAAAAATAAGAGCTATGAAGCTCTTTAATGAATGGTTTATTTTATTTTCTCTTTGTTAAATAACAGTTTAAACGATATAATTAGCGATTCCATTAGCTTTACGATTCCATACCATCAAATTTGGTTATCTTTTTTTAGAATTGGAAACTTTTGTTTTGTAACAACTACACATATCTGTACCGGGGGATCATGGGCAACTGGCGATATTTTTGTTGCTGAACAGTTTAGACCGACTGAAAATACATCTATTCCAAACGGATATGTTGAAGTAAGAAATGATGGTACAGTTGCAGGATTACAAGAAGGCGGAAATACTACACATTATGGATATGTAGTATATAAATGTACAAGCTAGAACTCTTTCCAAGATGTCCACGCACTTGTATCGTGACGATATGTGCGTGTAAATAATCGCTCTGCTCCCCAAAAAGGCATATATATCTGTTTGGTAAGTGGAACAGATCCCCCTCCGTATGGAGCAAAATATAATCCGCTGTAATATAGACAAATTAAAAAGCCATGTCTTTCAGTTCCGCTAGGAGTATTCGTACCGTTGATTATGAAATATTTAGCAGTAGAACCAACAAGACCGTTTATGTCACCGCCACTTTGCTGTAGATTTATCTTCGTTAAACTGTTATTTATCGCAGAGATACTTTTATCAACGCTCTCGGCGAAACTGCCCGCCACACTTTTATTCAACTGCCTTGCGTCAAGTGCATATCCCTTTTCGGTCGTAACAAGATTGTTTGCAATGCCGTTTGGTATTCTGCCTTGTGCCTGCCACTGTTCTAATTTACCATTCGCTATACCTGCTTGTTGGCTTGCACGGTTAATTGCAGCAGTTACTATTTTGTTCTGTACTGGATTTGTGCTTGTTGCCGATAACTTGCTGTCAACTTCTATAATTTCTCCTATTTCTGTCTTTTTAGCATATGTCTCTTGAATGTTGTTACCATTTTCATCTGCTACCGCTTTTTCAACTGCTAAGTTAGCATTTAATACAGCTACACCGCCTGCAATTCCCTTTTCAGAGTTAGGTATGAAGTTACCGCCTACTATCTGTTGTGCTTCGTCTGCATACTTTTTAGCCTGTTGACTATAATATTTTGCATTGTCAATATCTTCATTATCTCTCGCCGATGTTTCTCCAACAGCATAAGATTTTGCAATGTTTGAATTACTTTCAACTTTAGCTGCAAGTTGTTCTATCTCTTTCTGACAACTTGCTGCATATTCAGCCGCAGATGTTGCCGTACTTGAACTCTTTAATGTTGCCGCTGCTGCTTCCTGTGCTTCTGTTGCTCTATTATCTGCTATATTAGCACTCTCCTTTGCAGCAGTCGCTGAACTTTCTGCCTCTTGTGCTTTCTCTGTTGTTTTTTGTGCCAATGTGCTAATATCTGCAGTTGTCTCTTTTGCACTATCAGCATACTTCTTTGCCTCTGCCACATAATCAGTCAAAGCACTCACATCATCCATCTGCCCTGCAGCAGTATATGATGGATTTTGAGTAGCTTTAAGGATAAACGGAAATGTACTTATCACAGTGTTATTCCTTGTATTTGAAAATCTGATACAAAGTTTTATATCTCCTGCTTCATCAGTTTCATTCTTTGTCATTTTGACACTGACAGTATTTCCGTTTATGCTTGCATTTATCGTTACTGCTTTATGCTTAGCCGTTTCACCCTCGCAAACACACAAATCAAATTCATCTTTATTAACGACAAATTTTTCCGTATCGTTCATTATCGTACAAACAAGGGTAGGTGTATCTCCCTGCATACAGGATATTACAGGTATTGCATTTGCAGATTTTACATTCAATGTTACCGGTATGTTCATGAACTGCCCCCTTTCTAAAATTTATCTGATGATTTAACTCTGTGTTTTCTCATTATAACCATATTATTTTTCCTCCAATTTTGCTTTTATTGTCATAACTTCACACTGCAGTTTTAGAAGTTCAGACTGCAGTTGTCTGTTTCTTTCTATTTCCTGCTTCAAATCTCTTTTTAAACACTGACAATATTTCGTCAGAGGTGCGATAAATTCCTCGTACCGCAATGCAGCATAGTCTTTTTTATCTTCATCAATTTGAACTGTTGCATATGCGGCAAAATCATCTACCGTACCCAAAACTTTCTCAGCAGTCATTTTAACTTCATCTGCTATAAATCCGCTGTGAGTTCTTTTGCCATCTATCATTGTGTATGTTGATGGTTTTAATCCGTCTATCAGGTCATTGGCATATTGTTCATCTATTTCAGTTATATTTGTTTTTAATCGTCTGTCTGATGCCGTAAATGCTCCTGTGTTTGTTGTCACAACTCCATTTTCAGTGCCTACAGCAAACAAATACCCGCTGCTCATTTTTTTATCTTTAGCAAAAATTCCGGCAACTGAAAAATCACAATATCCCCTTGTCGTATCAGGAACAGCCTCGTCTAAAGCTCCGCTTTGGATTCCACATATAAGTTTACCCTGCATTATAGTTGCTTTATAAGGAAACCCATCCCAGCTATAATACCCAGTTCTGGAATGTGTTGAAATAAATGCCTCTCCGTCTGAATACATATATCCCCTGCCAAACTGCCATCCACCAATTGAGCCATTTCCCGAATCGTCAAGTTTGAAGTTTGTGCTATTAACAACCAAACGATTTGAATTAAGTGCAATCTGCTCTGATGATTGATTTATCTCGCTACACACATCACCGACAGAAACCTTACTGCTTATTTGATTTTGTGCCCATGTTGTAGTGGCATAACTGCTCATCCCGGCTATCGTCTGGTAGTTTCCAAGTATTGCCGAATCTGCTTTCAATGCAAGTTCTGACGCCTTTGCATAATTATTCATTCCATCTATTGTCTGATATGTCTCAGAAACCTTTGCATTTATCTCATCTGCTTTAAGATTTAATGCTGCACTTGTTACATAATCTCCCTGGATTACTCCGACAGTTTCCTTAATACCATCAATGTTCACATCTATTTGCGAAAATTTCTGCTGATTTTCCTCATTCTTTTCATAGAGTTCATACTTAAGGTTTGTGTTGCTCACTTCAAAGTTTGCCATCTGAACCCTGCCTTCTCTTTCTTCCTCATCAGCACTCAGACAAAATTCTGTCATTGCTCCGCCATATTCAAGTTTTATCGCATATATCTCTATTACTCCGTCGTCATCTGCCGGAGTAAATACCGGCTTTCCTTTTGTACTGTCATACACAAAATCGTATTTTACCCTTGTTGTTTCTGCATTATCAAATACATCTCCTGTTTCAAGAGCAGTCGGATAATATATCATTGCTCTGCCTTTTATGTAAGCTGACAATGTATAAGCCGTACCATCTAAAGGCATAAATGAATTATTTACATAAGAATATTTCTTCGACAAACTTATAATGTCACACTCATAATGCTTATGTTCCCTGTCCCATTGCACATTTCCACTATGAGCGTATTCTCCGACATATATCCATCCCTCCTGCATTTTCTGTGCATCGTAATACTGGTTAAATCCTATGTCGTCAAGAAGCTGCGACACAATCTTATTAAATGCGATATTAAGACTCTGTCCCGTAGGATCATAATTTATCGCGCTTGATTTGATAGTCTCAGTTCCATTGTTTATCTCTCTTACCAAAGATGGAATATTTACCTTTTTGGCATTGATGTTTGCATCATCCGCCACCATCCTGTCATTGATAAGACCATCTCTTACGGCATTTTCAGTAATTCCACCCTCGCCCCAGAGCACATTTCCGTTTTCATCATAAATTATAATAGTATAATTGTTATTTGCATCCTTACCTACCTGGACTCTCACTTTCTTTCCGTCAGAAATCTGCATGGTAGAGTCTTTCAGCACCATAGTCCCGTCTTTTGACTGTATCTGAACATTATCCGTATAGATTGTACCGGATGCTATCTTATCCGCAGTCAATGACTTGATAAGAGCATTTGTAATAACTCCGTCACTCATTCTTCCGACAACTGCATCTGAAAAATCCGTTGTGATAATCGTACTTCTGATATTGTTAATAAGTGCCGACTCAGAAGTAAGATTTTTTATATTTCCAACTGCCGCCGAAATATTATCAGTCGTAATAGTCTGTGCAATAATATTCTTTATGATTGCATCATTAGCCGTAAGACTGTCAATCTCTGCTACCTTTGCCTTAAGATTGTCAGTAGTTATGTTGACTGCTACCAGGTCATTTATCCATGCCTGCTGTGCGGCAAGCTGCTTTGTCACAATAATGTTGTTGGTATTACTCTGATCAGCCAAAAGGCTCAATTTTTCCCCTGTCACTGCACCGGCTATAGAACCTGATGCCGTAGCCGCCGTACTGCCTACACTAAAACTGTCATTTGCGGGACTTTCAAGGCTTATCGTCTGTTTATTTACTCTAAGCATCACACCGTCGATTCCAAGCATTTTGGCATTAACTTTGTACCAATTCCCTACCTGTATTCGCTCTTTATTACCATTAAGATAATGTGGGTCTATGGCCGAAATCGTATAACTGCTATACGGCACAGAATATATATCAATATACTTTTGTGCCTCATTTAAAAGTTCCTTTGGCTCTTTGATATCCTCATACAATATTGTACGCTGAATTACTCCATACAAATTTTCATTCTTTGAAAGATACTTCTTTCCACTATTTACAGAGGCTATGCTAACCCTTTCAAGATTATCCTCATCGGTATAAATCTTTTGACCTAACGGAAGTATTCTCGTACAAAGTGTACTCATGTCCTGTTCACATGAATAGGACAAAAGATTATATCCAATCTCTATTACACTGTCCCCACATATTTTTCCAATCTTTTTTGATACTGTCAGCTTATCGAATAATGCTTTTCCTTCGACTAAGTCCATTTTATAAGATACCGATATTTCCCAGCCATACTTTGAAACCAATGCTGACAACTCATCAAATGTCGTTCCTCCGGATGTTGACAGCTCCGCTTTTTGCGTATCTGTGACAGTGGCATCAAATTCAATTATAAATTGATGTTCAGGTACATTACTGTTGTGCCTGTCTATAAGTTCCTTTGCAAGCTCGACAGGTGACATATCAAACGCTTCTATCTCTGTACTGCTGTCCTGAAGATATGCAAGATACCCTTCACAGGTTACCTGTTTATATATGGCTCCCGTGTTGTCCATCAAAGGAACTGCTTTAAGAACCCTGCCTAAAAACTCTACCTCCGGAGTATCAACACACCATATTTTAGTAAGACAAGGTGAAAGCATATCATATCCCGGATTATCCGGATAAATGTCAAAAGACAAAGAATCCGCACAATTTAATTCCCTGGATATACTTCCCGACAATTTTCTTTCCATATGATCCGGCTGCATATCAAAAATAATTTCCTGCTTAGGCTTTCCATTTTCAATGTTTTCAATCCTAATAGTTCTCATATCGTATTTCTCACACCCTCTTTCGATGAATACATATACGGATCCGCTTTAAATGTAACTGTTATAATACAGGTCTTTCTGGTTGAGGCAGATGCATCAAAAGAACTTATTTTCGCCAAAAAATAATAATCAGGCATTGCACTGTCAATAAATTTTTTTCTTGCCGCAGGTGGATACAGCCAATCCGCTATATAATGTTTAGTCCTCTCCACTTCTGCCCTGTCTGAACACTTTTTCCACATTTTCACGGTAATCGTTCTGTCCTCATAAACTTTCATTCCGTTAAGATCATACGCATCTATTACTGAATCACGATACGGTACCGGTATCTCACTTGTTTTAACCGCAGGATAGCCAATATCTATACTTTCGACTGTCATTCCTTTACTTGATGCCCTTATATCATTAAATGAAAAATCACGCATTTGCTATCCCCCTTCTTGTAAGACTTACCTTTGCACCCTGTAACATATCTACAGTATTTAACGCAGCCTTTCCAACTACATTTCCATCCATCTGAATCGTAAGATTTAACTGACTTGATTTCTGTAATCCCGATGCGGCTTTACCATTTACCTGAGGTACTGTTGTTGGAAGATTTCCGGTAATAATATCTGCAAGTCCCTGTGTTTCTCTTTGCAATCCCTGTGCAAATCCAAGACCTGTGTATGCTCCAAGTTCAGCCATCACTCTTGACGGTGAATGTATTCCAAGATTTTTCTTAACCTGCTTCACCGTCTGCCCTGTCAGTTTCGCTATAGCCTTATACACATCATTACTTCCCTTTTCGATACCATTTGCAAAACCTTTTGCCACATTCGCACCGATTGATTTCATTTCTTTTTGATATGTTTTTTTGAGTTTGGCTATCTTTGTCTTATATGTTTTTTCAAGTTCTTTCATTTTCTTATCTGTAGACTTTTTTAAATCTTTATTCTGCGTTACAGCTTCCATCTTTGCTACAGCATTTTTTTGACTGTATAACTGCTTGTACTCCGCCCACTGTTCATTATTCATCTTTGTAAGCGTTTCGACATCACCGGCAGAATTCACTCCAAGACCCTCGATTTCTTTCATCATCTCGTCAGATGCTCCTCTGTCACGAAGAACCTGCAGGTTTGTACGCCATTTTTGAAGTGCATCAACCTGACGCTGTAAATTCACTACAAGACCATTCTCGTCATCCGTTTTTGTCAGACTTACATCACTGAAAATGCTGAAACTTGATGCAATCGACTCTTTAGTTGACTTCACGGATTCATTATATGTTTTTTTAAGTTCTTCCAACTCTGATCTAAGAGTTGACATATACTCCTTATAACTTTTCTTATAATTACTCAAATATTCCTTTTTACTGTTAATAAGATTATTTCTTGCCTCATAATACTGTTTTAAAGCATCTGTATGTGCAGATGTTCCTTTTTTCGTTGCTTTAACAACCTTATCCCAGTATGTTTTAACAGTCTTTTCGTTGTAACCATGTCCATTTGTCTTTAAGTCTCTCATTTCTATCTTGTTCTGAAGCTTTGTAACAAGAGCCTGTTGTTTCTCTGCCGTTGCTTTCTTCTGTGCTTCCAGTTTTTTCTTACGCTCTTTCTGCTCTTTTTCCAGCTTTTTTTGATATGCTGCTCTCTGCTTTTCAAGGCTTTTCCTTTGCTTTTCTCCATCGTTTGTAACTTTGTTTCTTGCAGCATAATATTTTTGCAATGCCTTTGTATGTGCAGTTGTTCCGGCATATGTAGCATTAACGACAGCTTTCCACCATTTTGCAATCGTGGCATTACTATATCCTTTGCCGTTAGTTTTCAGATCCTTATTTTTAATCTTGTCAGACAATTCTTTAACAAGAATATTTCCAAGCTGTTCAGCAGACTTTCCAACATTTTTTGAACTTGATTCGATACCCTGTATCAAACCGTCAACCGTATATTCGCCTGACTTTTTAAAAACTCTTGATGGTGAATGAATATCAAGTTTCTTTTTAAAAGCCTTGTCTGCTGCATCACCTAAGTCCTCATAAGCCTTAACAACCTCAGGTTTCTTCTTTTCAACTCCGGCAAGCAGACCATCAACACTGTTTACCCCTGCCGCTTTCATGAGTTTTGATATTTTAGCATCAGATTTCTGAATTACATCCAATGAACTCTGGCCGCCTTTCTCAAAACTCTTTTTCATCCCTGCAGAAATATTTATTCCGACCTTGTCAAGTTTTTTCTGCATATTGTCAGCACGCTTCTGAATCTGTTTGCTTATGGCTTCATATGCAACTGTCGGGTCAGCAGAACTGCCATTTATCCCTTTGGTTATTTCCTCTGGTATATATGCACCCTGTTTTCTTGCATTAGTAGCAAGAATCATCAATTTTTTATTTATTGCCGTATTTAATGTATCAAGTGCAGTCTGAGGCGATTTACTTCCATCTTTTAATCCTGCCGCAAGTCCTTTAGGTATCTTTGTACCTGTCTTTTTAGCAATGTTTACAGAATTACTAAAAGCTCTCTTTGTGGCATCATCAACCTTGCTGCCCGACTTTCCCATCTGAACAACAGCAGTATCAAAAGCTTTTCCAAGATTTTTATACTGTCTTGCAGCTTTCTTTGCGGCATTGGCTGAGTTATTTGTTTTTTTCTTTTGGTCGTCTGTTGCTCTGCTATACTTTTCAATATATTTCTGTGCCTTATCTACATTAGAATTACAATCTTTAATTATTTTTTCCTGCTCTTTAATAGTTTTATTTAATTCAGAGGAAGTCTTTTTGTGTCTTTCCTTTTCTTCTGCGTATTTACTTAATGCCTGCTGTGCTTTCTGATATGTTTCACTATAATTTTCATTATAATTCATATTTCCAGCATTAGCCTTATACTCTTTTTCTAATGCCTTCTGTGCTGACTCTGCTTTTTTCTCTGCATCTGCTAATCTTTTTTTTGAATCTGCTCGTTTCTGCGTAGCCTCCGCAAGTGCCATTTCAGCCTCATACTGCTGTTTATATTGTTCCTTTATATCAGCCTCAGCAGCTTGTGTCATATAAAGTTTTTTATAATTGGAAATTTTATCTGTTATCTGCTTATTAGATAATTTAAGTTTTCCTGTTTCTTCATCATAAGCATTGGCAAGCTCCGGAATTTGCTGAGATAATGAATTTACTATTGCTTTCATCTCAGATTTTTGAGCAGTGTTCTTATGTTCAATGTTATTAAGTTCTTTCAGTCTTTCCGCCTGCTTATCTACTGCCGCTACTTCTGACTCAGCAGACGAAAAACTGTCTTTTGCTGCCTGCACACTTTCCTTTATAGCCTTTGTCTTCTCATTCAGCTTATCAATTTCTTTCTGATCTGCCTGAGCCGCTTTTTCAGTTTCACTTGTAGACCTTTTAGTCTGCATGGCAAATGTAACTATCCCAGCAGTAAGTGTAGCAAGTGCTGTTGCCGCCAGTAAAATAGGATTAGCCATAAGTGCTGCACCAAAAGCTGTAATTAATGGAGTTACAGTCTTTACCACTGTTACACCCACAAATGCTGTTGTTAATGCCCCTAACGATGCCGTAAGCGAAACCACCGCCTTTACTACATCAGGATTTTTCTTAATAAACTCCATAGCCCAGGAGATTGCTTTCTGTCCATGCTGGTACATTCCGTCAAGAGACTCATTAAGCTGTGTTCCGATAGCAATCTTTAAGTTCTCAATGCCGTTTAACATCTTCTGTTTAGCTGTTTCTGATGTATCAGTCATCTTTTTATAAGCATCATTAGCCGCACCGGTACTATTCGTCACCTTTTTCAGAGTATTGTTATAATCCTCTGTTCCTGTCTTTAAAAGAACTGTTGCTGCTGTCGCAGCTTCCTGACGGCTGAAAAGATTTGAAAATGCTGTTGCATCACCGCCTACGCTGTCACTTAAAATCTGAATAACATCACCAAGCGATTTTCCCTCTGCCATCAACTCTGTAAATGATTTTCCTGTCTCTGTCTGCAAAGTCGCTGCCGTTTTTGAACCCTGTTTTGATAGTTCTTTCATAAGAGACTTAATATAAGTCGTAGACTCGCTTGTTTCAATACCTCTTTTAGTAAGCTGTATATATGCTGTTCCCAAATCCTGTAATGAAACACCATAATTAGCCGCATTGGTAGCAACCTTACCAATACTTGACGCAAGTTCATTAACCGATGTTTTACCTAAGTTCTGTACTGTCAGAAATACATCTGATACCTCAGACGCATCTTTAACCTTATTTCCATACGAATTAAGAACCGTTGTAAGACCATCAATTGCCGTTGTGCTGTCTGTAAATCCACCTTTTGCAAGTTTAGTGGCTTCACCTACTGTTTCCACCGCCTTTGATGTATCAACACTCGCTGATATAGCCTGATATGTTGACTCAGCTATATCCGTTACCGCCGTTCCTGTCTTTGTAGACAGGTCAAGCATCTCCTTGTTAAGTGTACCCATTGATTTTTTCGATGTATCAGCAATGGTACTAACCTTTGCTGATGCACTTTCAAACTTCTCAGCACTCTCAGAACACTCATACAAAGTTTTTGCTATATCCTCGACCTTTTCTTTTACTCCTGATGCAACTATCTGGTCTGCAAGATTATTAAAAGCCTGTCTGTTACTTTCTCCAAGCTGTTCAACATTAACTCTTACTTCCCTGACTGATTTTCCATACTGGTCTATTGATGTTGCACAACCATTTGCCGAGTTTTTAGCCTCTTTCATATACTTATCATTTGTATTCAAGGCTCTGCTTGCTCTTATAGTCTGTGCTTCCGCAGTATTTAATTTATTTTTCCAATTTTCCACTCTGCTGCCGGCGGCTTCATAATTTCTCTCGCCTTTTTTTATTGCCTCTGCAAGTTCATCAATGGTTTTCTGCTGTTTATCAAGTTCCGCATCCGTGGCTGTTCCGGATTTCTTCATTTTATCCATTTCAGCCTGTGCGTTTTTATATTCTGCCCTTAACTTTTCAAGACCGTCTGCAACTTTTTTCTGTGACTCAGCACTATGCACATAACCGGCTTTTGTTGCATCGAGTTTACTTCTCTGTCCCTGAAGCACCTGAGAAAGAACTTTATGCTTTGCCTGAAGTGCTTCAAGGCTGTTCGCATTCTCGGCATACTTCTCTTTAACAAGACTAAGCTCTGATTTCATTGACGAAAGCTGTTTATTACAAGCTGTAACCGCTGCTTTAAACTCTTTCTCACCCTCAAGCACTATTGATGCACCAATTTTATTTTTATTCGCCATCTTATCACTCCGCTTCTAAAAGTTAATGATTTCTTCTCTTTCCTCTACACTGGTTATCATCCTCTCATAGGTATTTGCTGAACCTCCTGCAAACATATTGCAGATTGAAGATGCAAGCATACTCATTTCAAGGTCAAATACACTCTTATATTCATAGTACAGATCAGAAAATTCCCCGATTGACAGAAAATTACATTCTGTCTCAGAGCATCCCAGTTTTGTCTTTGCAATCAACTTATACCAGACGAAATTTATTTTCCCTCCGTCTGGCTCTCCGAGTTTTTTTCATCGTTCTCATTTTCCGGAAACATTGAGCCTGCATATGCAGTAAAAATTTCTGTTGCAAGTTTTGCCGGATTAGAAACTGCATACACAATCTTTTTATCAGGAGCTTTCTTACCTGTAGCCTCTGCACCTTCCTCAAGGAAAAGTATTGTAGTATCAAGCAATGCCTGATAATCAATTTCATCCAGATAATTTTCACTTTTCTCAGTATCTTCACTTCGTGAAAATATCTTATTTTCAAACTCTTTTAGACTTCCATACCGTTTCTGAAGCTGTGCAAGTGCTCTTATTCCGCAACAAGCCGGATAAGTCTTCCCATCAATGCTCAGATTAAATATCCTCATAACCTCACCATCCTTTCACATCAAAATATATAAAATATGCCGCACCGCCTAGCAATGCAGCATACAACTTTCTTTCAAAAAAATAAAACTACTCCGCTGTCGGTGTAAATAATGCTTTAAGAGCAGCTACGGCATCTGCCTCCGACTCAACAACAGCCGTTCTTCTGTAAAGTCCTGTCTGCTCATCAGGATAAATAGTACCTACGACAGATGGTGTTGTATATTCCAACTTTTCCTCTTTCGTCTTTGCATCAACAGAATACGGTGCAAATTTAACTTTCGGATAGAAAACAACCTTATACTTTCCACCGTTTTTCTTGCTAATATAGCCAAATCCTACCGCTATCGGCTCATCATTGCTTGTAGCATCATATACATCAACTGTTTTCGACTCTCCGCCGCTTAATGCAATGCTGTTTTTCTTCTGTCCAAGAAGCGGTCCAAATATAACAGGATCATCATCATCAATACCAAGCGTTATATCACCGCCTGTTACTGAGCTGTCACTGTCCTGTAATACATCATCTGCATAAAGTTTCGCATCGTTCGAGTTTAAGTTTTCCTTGAACTCAATCGCTCCCGCAAGTTTGGATGGTGCCTTGTACTTACCATCCTTTAACTCACCATGTAAAAATGATTTTAAGCCTACCTGTGCCATTTAAACCTCGCTTTCCGCTATGTTTGTCTCATAGCATATGTGTCTTTTTTTAACATCTCTCTCAACAGTATTTAAGGCAACTTTTGGATAAGAAAAACCGCTTAAAAATAAAGCGGTTTTAATAGCCTTTTGCATATTAAGATAATTTTTATTTAAAGGTACAAAAAGATGTACCTGAAAATACATTTCATTCACAGCCGGGTTATCATCTGCAAATCCGCCCGGCTTTTCTGCTGCCACATTATAAACAATGTATGTGTCTGCCTTTCCGTCATAAACATCCATAGCAGCCTCTGTGCATACGGATTTCAAGGCAGTTTTCAAATCACCAAGAACACTCATCTTATCCCCCTGTTAAAAACTTCCTGCATTTTCTCTAAAACCTTGTCCTCACTGCTATTCACAGCAGACTGCATAAAAGGTCTTGCCGGCTGATGACTGTTGCCGTATTCAAGTGCAAGTGCTTTCTGATAATTTCTAAACGGTTCAACTTTTCCGTTTTCACGGGTGTAAGTAGATTTTGTTGAAGCCCCCTCCGCTGTCAGATAGCCGATGTATGCACCATTTACAGTTTTCTTTGCTTTCTTACATTTGATAGAACTTATAAGTTCACCTGTATCCCGGTGTGGCTGCAACTCACTTTTGACCGCACTCTCATAAATCGGCAATGCCTCATCTATCATCTTTGGAGCTGTCTCATCAAATATATTTAAAACATCGTCAAACATATTATCCGGAAAATCAAAATCAAATACCGCCATCATTCCACCTCACTGCATGACAATTCAATGTAAAACTCATCTGTACGGTATGTCCTTTCTACCTTGTACAATTTTTCATCGTATTTCACATTATTTTGTCCTGAATAATCATCAAAAGCTACTTTAAAGACCTGCACGACCTTTTTATTATTTCTCAAAGCATTATAAAACTCGCTCTGTCTTACCGACTTGACAGCACAAAAAACTTCCAGTTCCTCTCCGGGTACTTCCACCTCAAAGCCATCCTCATCTTCTTTCTTTTCCCCTTCACTTATAAGAAAAAGAATATCATTTAGTGCTTCCATTTGTGTATTCACCCCCAAGCGAAAGAAAATCACGAAGTCCTTCAAATGCTTTCTCAAATCGTTCAGCCTGATTATCAAAGTTAAACTGCCACTTACAATACAATTCGCAAGCCTTAAATATAAGCATATCCTGTGTATCAGCACACGCTTTTTCTTCTGATATGCCTACTCCTCTGAGCAGAAGCAGACATATCTCAATATTGCTTTCAATCTCATCATCAAGGGAACTGTGCTTTATTCTCAGGCTCTTTTTGATTTTCTCTCCAAAATCCGTCAAATATTACACCCCCTTGACTGCTTTTTCCTGGGCTTCAAGAAAACTCTCTATAATAAGACTTTTCACATTACCGCTAACACTATAGCCCTGTTCATCAGCAAGAGCCTTGATGTCCGATATAGTCATCTCCTCAAGCTCCTGCTCTGTATATGTTGAAATTGTGTTAGGGACTATAAGTTTTTTTGAATGACCTCAACAAGCGAATTGTTGTCAACGACCTTTCCATCTGCCATCATAATAGCCTTTGTCACCTGGTCGTCTGTTTCATGATCTTCATAACGCTTAACCGTTACATTAAGATTAGTATTAAGTATATAGTCCTCCATCCGGAACATAAAAGCTACTACCGTATCTGCTGAAACAGTTGAAGAAAAATCTGACATATACTCAGATGACACAAAGTTTACAGGTCTGCCAAGTATTCTGTACTCAGGCTTTCCGGAAACTCCGGCATTAACACGGGCAATAGGCTGGCCGCTTGTATCTGTCATAGCTGCAATCTGATTAAAATATGTACTCTTAGTCATATACCATTCAGCAGACTCATAAGCAGCCGGAAGTTTTCCCTCTGCATCACATAAGTTTTTAAATGTAATATCCTTACCCTTTGCAATTTCAACTTTCTGACCCTCTACTACTTCAACGGCATCTGACAAAATACCCTCAGGCTGATTTGCAGATGCACCCTCTCCTGCAATAATAGCCTTTTCTAATGCCTTAACCATTGCCTCTGCGATATTGCTTGTAAGAGTTCTCTCAAACACATCAAGCGTTACGGTATCAACAGCGATTGAAACCGCAACAACACACTTTAACTTGAAATAACTGAAAGTGATAGAGCCAAGTGTTTTCTTCTGCTTATCTGTCTTTCCTCTTTCAGTAGTCCATGTTGCAACAGGTTTCGCAGCCGAAGTAGGGACTGTCGCACCACCTTTGTAAAAGGTTCTTGTAACCTTGTTAAGTATGTCACCTGTCTTTTCCATTTTCTCAACAATTTTATTAAGAATTGTATTCGGAATAACCGCACCCGTATCTGATGTTGTTGTAACTTCATCACTATTCGTAAAATTTGCCGCCATCTTCTCACCATGCAGCACATAGTTCATAAAGGCAGAACGATATTCGATACTGTTTGTAGGATCTTCTTTTACAATATCACCCACAGAAGCCACAATTCCATCTTTAGTACCTGCATGAGCCGCATTACTGAGTACATTTGGCACTTTAACAGCACCTTTCATAGATTCAACATTAGCTTTCGCCTCTGTGTACTGAGTATATTCATTGTCAAGAGTTTCAACATCCTCCAGCTTTGCCTTATACTCGTCCATCTTGCCATCATCAAGAAGCTGTGTGGCTTCATCAAGCATCTGATTACGATAATCAACATAATCCTGTCTGCTTTTAAAATTTTTGATTACATTCATAAATTTCATGTTCAAATTTCCCCTTTCATTCTTAAAATTTTGATTTTTTCCTTGGCAACAAAAAAAGCCTCACTCGATTTATCAGCAAGACTTCCTGTTTCTGACCCTTTGATAAGATTCCTTATCTTCGCCTTTGTTTCATCCGGTATGATTCCACCAAATGCGTTATTTATGCTAAACGGCATATTGCCGTTTCTGCCTGTTTCTATCAGTTCATCAACAAAACCATATTTCATAGCCGTTTTTACATCAAACCATGACTCTCTATCCATCAGGTCAAGCAGTTCTTTTTCACTCCTGCCTGTTTTCTGCTGATAAATAGCTGATATTGCTCTATTTGCCGTCTGTAATATCTGCGACTGTTTATCCATATCGTGATAATCGCCTCTTGCACCGCTTGAAACATTATGAATCATATACATGGCGGTTGGAAACGCTCTCACATGACCTGTTGCACACGCCACGATACTTGCCGCACTACAGCAGGACCCGCTTATATCTGCCTGAATATTACCCTTATATTGACTGATACTATAAGACATATCCGAGCCTGCAAACACATCACCGCCACCGCTGTTAATAACGATAGTTACATCATCACCATTTGCATCCTCAAGCTGTTTATCAATATCTTTCGGACAAAAAGCATCATAACCAAACCAGTCGTATATCCACTTATCATCATTGTTTACAATAGTTCCTTTTGCATCAATCTTCACCATCACTTCCACCTCCCTCTTTCAGCTTTCCGGTATCTTTTCTGAGCAGTGCAACATCTCCACCCGGAACAGGTGCAAGATTAAGGTACTGTCTGACCTCATTTATAGTCATTATTCCTCTGTCAACAAATGAAGTAAGCTGCAGCTTTGTGCTCATACTTGCAAAAGTAAGATTGCTGCTTTCAAATATGATTTTATTACCACAATTTCTCTGCTTTCTTGAAAACAGTTTTCTTGTATATTCATTTGCCATCTGGCATATGATAGGCTCTATCGCAGCCTCATAGTATGAAATCCACTCGTCCTCGTCATAATTTGAATGAACAATCTTATCATTTGTATTAAAAAAGCCATACACTCTCTGTATGGTTCTGTCCGTCTGTGCCGCATTGGGTACATAATCATTAGGATTTACCTGCTGTGCCTCCGCTTTAGAATCAACTGCTGCCACTCCAAATGCCTTTGAAGACATATTCATATAATTCTCAGCAAATTGCCTTGCATTACTTTCCAAGTCTTCCGGTCGCATTGATTGTGTAAACTTGAGCAGCCATCTTATCACAGCACCATTTTTAATGGCCTTGATAATTCCCTGGTCCGATGTAGTCACAACATTCATAAGCTCAACCAGTGCTTTTCCTGGCGGTTCACCAAAAATATCGTTATCGCAATAATCTTCACGCAAATGAATAATATCCGTGTACGGTATTTCCATCCACTTGCCATTTTGAAAATAAAATTTAAGATAAAGCACCTGATTATAATATTTTGCATCAACAGATGCAGCCGGTATCGGATATAAGCCACAGGGCAGACCAAAATCATCCCTTATTATCAAAATAAAAGCATTATGATTAAGAGCAAGCTGATTTGCAACTTTCTCCTGCATCATCTGCCCGGACATATACTCATTAGGTTCTTCCAAAAGATTTTTTATGTATGGCATGGGATTTACAGCAATATCCTTTGACCCATCTTTTTTAAATGTTTCCCGGATATGTTTAGCCACCGCCTTACCTATAGCCTTTGTCTTGGGTCTTATACATGAACGCACTATATCAGACTGATACAGCTTACCATTCCACACATAAAATCCATTACCGACATCAGTAATCATCTGGAAAGAACTTTTCTTACTTACATTTTTAAATCTACTAAAAAGTCCCACAATTTCTCCCTTCCAAAAATTTATATAAGAGACAAATATTCTTCAAGGTGATTTTCAAGCATAACATATGCATCCAGCAGACCGGCAAGACCGTCAATTCTCCTTGTAGGACTTGTACCCTTACAAGGCTGAATATTATTATTTTTATCAATATCAACAGATGTATTGCATATGCACCATTTAAGCACCGGATTGTTGTTGTAAATAATTCTCTTTGCCTTAAGGTCAGCACCCAATGATTTCATTGGAGAAGATAAAGTTTTCTTTCCCTGTGCCACCGGCTCCATAACGCTGCGGCCAAATGTGTCATTCATTTCCTCAACAAAATATGTTGCACTCCATGCGTCATAGCCATCCTTGAAAAGATAAATATCTTTTTCAAGCTGCATTTCTTTGAACCACTCGACCACATACTTGTAATGTATTTTATTTCCGGGACAGGTTCTCATCCACCCCTGTTCAATCCATAAATCATAAGGAATTTTATCTTCTTTTACTCTTTGCTCCACCAAATCTTCCGGAATCCAGTACATCTGCTCAACATAGATATTATCATCACCGGGCACCATGAAAAGCATTGTTGCATTTGTCAGGTCATTGGTTGATGACAAGTCATTGCCGCCTATTCCATATCGTGGTTTAAGTTCTGCTATATCAAATGTTGCATGATTATCAATATCCTCAAAATTAAGCCAGCTCTCTGATGATGTCTCTCTGATATTAAACTCTTTGCAAACAAGGTTCTTTACAAGAAGCGGATTTTCCTGAGCTTTTCTTACTTTGTCTCTCAGTGTATCTTTATTCTTGATGGTTCCCAAGCCGGGGTTTGCTTTAATCCAGCAATCTTCCCGAACCCATTCCTTACGGCTGTCAAGCTCATAAATAAACGGGAACAGATGTGGATCTTTATAGCCGTTATCATCAAAAAGACCATTGATAACTCTCTCAGCTTCATCATATTTTTGGTCGTAAATATCTTCCCTGATAGTTCCTGCCGTAGATGTGATATATATAAGCGGCTGGTCTCTAGCCGTCACACCATCTGCCATAATGTCATACAATGCTTTGCCATTCTTCCACTGATGAATTTCATCCATCATACAGCCATGAACATTCAGACCGTCAAGACTGTCTTTATCGGATGCAAGTGGTCTATACACACCATTATTAAACTCCTCACTGGACAGCTTTGACACAAGCGGCTTTATCCTTTTGCGAAGTGCCGCCGATTTAAGCACCATTCTCTTTGCTTCTTCCCAAATGATATTTGCCTGTTCTCTCTTAGTCGCAACGGCATATATCTCCGCTCCCGGCTCTCCATCCGCAATAAGAAGATACAAACCAACGATAGACGCAAGCAGCGACTTACCATTTTTCTTACCAACGATAAAAATTGACTCTCTGCACTGTCTGTTTCCATTATCATCAATAAAGCCAAACACGGCGGCAAGATGTGCCTGCTCCCACAGTTCTAAACGAACATCATTTGTTGTTCCTTTCTTATGTTTTGACAATTTACAATAATTTTCCGCAAACTCCAAAACATGATTTGCTCTCTTTGCCGAATAATGATATTCATCCGGATTTTTAATATGCCACGCAAGATACTTGTACCATCTGTATATCTTATTTGATACTTTAATCTCACCTTTTTCAATCCTGTCAAAATACTCAAGGATAGGATTGTAATCTAAACAATATCTTCTCATACATCCTCACGCCCTCCAACAAACTCGTCAAAGCCATCGTCTTTCTCAACAACCTCAACGGCTTTCGTTTTCGGAAGACAATCCTGCAATATCTTCATTGCCTGGGTCTGTTTCTGAGAAAACTGTAAATAAAGCTGTGCATCAGGACTCTGCTTAGTTCCATATTGATTTTCGCCGTTCTTATACTCCGCTGTAGTTCCGTCACGAATGATGTTTTCCCTGAGGTCCTGCATCGTGATACTCATAAAAGCAACATCATCAATGGTTGCTAAAACAAGTTTCTTTTTATTCTCGTCAATCTCCTTAAACAACCTCTTTAATCTTGCAACTTCTTTTTTCACACGCTTTTGTTTCTCTAAATACTGCGAAATACTATCCGCTTTTTCATCCCTGTGCATTGCTTCCTCTTCAATTTCTTCCGGTGTTACCACTCTGTTCTCACCTCCTGATACCACACCCCCCTTATGAAATGACCTGCATTTCAAATCAATCTAGGCTACCGGTGTTTTTAGAATGTCCCAAACACCCATAAACAGGGGGGTTAGAGCTTTGCTATAGGCTGTCCGTTCTCGTCAAACATGACAAGCAAGCCCCGTCTCTTGTTATTAACTCCATGCCCCTCGAACCTATCATGACAATCCTTACAGACATACTCTAAATTGCTGTGATTTAAAGTAATATCTGGATTCGATATGTTCTCAGGTGTAATGTGTGTACGATGATGTACGATATATCCAAGCTGTTTACCACACTCCTGGCACATACCACCATCGACCGCAATCCTCTCACTTATAAAAGACCGCTTACAGTCTTTCCAAGCCTTACTGTGATAAAATTTGTACGCATATTCCTTTGCCATCTTTCAACCTCACTCATTTGACATATCTTTATATTTTGTCAAATCATTCTTATCTGTCTTCTTTCATTAAAGTGCAGCAAAATTATTTATCCCCATTTGACACACCTTTAATATGTCAAATAGCACATATAATAAAAAAAGAAGCTACCTTTTTCGCTTCTTAAATGATAAATTCTTTATTGCTTTGTCCTTATTATCCTGATTTATTCCAATATATCTGAGTGTAATTGATATATCTGAATGGTTAAGTATCTCTTTTATCGTCACTGCATCATGCGTCTGCTGATACATATGATACCCAAATGTCTTCCTAAGAGTATGCGTTCCTATCTTATCAATATCGAATTGTCTGCCTGCTTCAGATAAAATGTTGTAAGCCTGCTGCCTTGTGATTGGTCTGTTGCCTCTTGGAGACTTAAACAGATACTCATAATCATCCTTGCCATATACATAATCTTTTATGGCAGGTTTAAGCTCTGCATTGATTGGAAACCTTTTCTCTTTCCCAGTCTTTTTCTCCCTGATATAAACAGCATCTTTATCCCTGACATCACGCACACGAAACTTAAGTATATCGGATATTCTAAGTCCCGTGTATATGCCAAACATAAACATCACATAATTTCTATCGCTCTTACCCTTCAGATATTCAGCAATATCCATCACAACATCTAAATCTCTGATAGGCTCAACAGTATTCAACCAACCACCTCCCAACAGTACAATTACCGTTATAAGTGTACGAAAAAAGGAGAAGATATGCATCCTCTCCTTAATCAAAACTACTGTTCCTACTCTTGCGATATTAGCATTATATCACAGAATTACTTCGTGTGATTCTCATTTTTTTGAAATTTAATAAATTTTTTTATTTCTGCTCATCTATAAACTCACGCATCATCTTGGAAATCTGTGCCGCCTGACTCACTCCAGCTTTCTCACAGGCTTCCTTAAATTCGTCAGCTAATTCTCTTTTTAACTTAAATCCTTTTGTCATATATCCGGCTTTCTTCTGCCATTTTTCAGTTGCCTTTGTCTGTGCTGTTGGCATCATATCACCTCTTTACTTTTTTTTATTTTCCTGCTATTATTTTTATACCAAGGACAGATAGCAGGAAGTTGTAGGTCTGCCCTCGGTGTTTTGGTTTGTGTAAGCTCTACTTTTTAAGTAGGGCTTTTACTTTTTCCTTTGCCTCTTGCAAGTCTTTGCTTTCTTCCAAGATTGCTAAGATTTTTCTTGTTTGATTTTCCTCTGCTGTATCTTTTAACAATTCCGCTAAGTTCATTTCTTCGTTCTCCATTTCTATCTCCTTTCCTGCCATTCCCTTACTACAATTATATAATACCATACGGTGTCCCCTATGTCAATACTTTTTAAAATTTATTTTATTTTTTCAAAAAAGACGGTCTTTCGACCGCCTTTTATAATATTTTTATGATACTATCTCAGCATCAACTAAAGATAAAATGCTTACCCCATCTTGAAAAAATTTACCTTTGGATATGTCTATATCCGTCATTTTAGATGGCTGTATTACTTTCTTTCCTGCTTCTTGTGCTTCGCTGTTGCTCAGTACAATAGCATCTCTTGCCATTGTAATTGCATCTGCCATACTTCCCTTTGTTTTACCTTCCTCATTTGACTCTGTCAGAATACCCAAATCTGGTACTTCAATCAAAATATTTGTACCGACATCTGTAAAAATAACCGGATATGCAACTTTCATAAAATCTACCTCAAATATTTATTTCTGCTCATCTATAAACTCACGCATCATCTTGGAAATCTGTGCCGCCTGACTCACTCCAGCTTTCTCACAGGCTTCCTTAAATTCGTCAGCTAATTCTCTTTTTAACTTAAATCCTTTTGTCATATATCCGGCTTTCTTCTGCCATTTTTCAGTTGCCTTTGTCTGTGCTGTTGGCATCATATCACCTCTTTACTTTTTTTTATTTTCCTGCTATTATTTTTATACCAAGGACAGATAGCAGGAAGTTGTAGGTCTGCCCTCGGTGTTTTGGTTTGTGTAAGCTCTACTTTTTAAGTAGGGCTTTTACTTTTTCCTTTGCCTCTTGCAAGTCTTTGCTTTCTTCCAAGATTGCTAAGATTTTTCTTGTTTGATTTTCCTCTGCTGTATCTTTTAACAATTCCGCTAAGTTCATTTCTTCGTTCTCCATTTCTATCTCCTTTCCTGCCATTCCCTTGCTACAATTATATTATACTATAAGGTTACCCTTATGTCAATACTTTTTTAAAATTTATTTTATTTTTTTCAAAAAAGACGGTCTTTCGACCGCCTTTCCTTAATTTTTAAGTATTTTAAATTTACCCTTTGTCATAAGCTCCCACTGTTTCTTTTATACTCTTAATACAATTCTGTATTGTATCATACACAGCTTTTGATATTCTTCTTTCTCCCGGACTTTCATTATCGTTTGGTGCTTCCTGCAAAGCATAATCGTTTAAATGTTTTATCAATTTATCCACATCACAAGCCGTTGGTTCTTCATCTATTATTTCGCAAAACCTCCTGAACTCATCTTCTGATAAGCAATACTCACTTGCTCTATCTTTTAAATCTTCATCACTAATCAATCTCATCCTTATTAACCTCCAATTATAGTATTCATCTTTATTCGTCTACTTCATCTAATAACCACTGAATTTTGCATTCAACACATACATCTCTACAATACTTTTTACCTTGAACACACAACGCCCGCTCATCTCTTCCAGTATAAGGACAATCTATATGATAATGAACTTCTGCTTCTTCTGTTGCACCGCCATAATCAATATTTATTCTTTCAAACTCCAAACCCTCAGATTCCATGATATCCATTAAAATATTTGTTAAAATATTAATATTTTTCATTCTTCGTCACCTCACTACATATTCCATTATCCTCGGCATCTTCTCTCTGCAAGCTGCTCTAATAACCATAATCGCCCGTTTGATACCCTCACAAAAGTAGTCATTATATTCAGCATCAAAGTACGGTGCAATCTCTTCCACATATTCATCAAAGTTTGCATAAGAGTATTCCTGTTCATCCTCAAGTTGTTTTATCAAATCGACAATTCCACCAATTAAACAGTTAAAACAACTATCATATAAGCCACACTTTTCTTCCTGCTCATCGCAAAACGCTTCTTTTGACTCCTTTATATCGTCCAGTCTGCCTAACAGCTTACACTCAAAGCTCTTTATATGCTCTCGCCGTTCTGCCTCCTGCCTTTTTGCTTCTGCCTCAATCAACTGTATAATTTCTCTCTGTCCCTGCACTGCTGCACAATCTTTTTGGTCTGGGTGCTGCTTTAAAAATGTATCAATCCTATTTTCAAAAACTTTTATAAGTATGTTTTCATCAATCATTCTTCTGTTCCCTCCTTAACTCTCACTATGATTCTGTTTTCCGGGAATGTATGTGTACACTTGACATACTTGTTTTTATTTGCGTCCAAATCAGCTTCGTCAATGCTTATAAACTTTCCCTGTGCATCTGCAAATACTATATGTGGCTGCTGTATCAAATCAATAACCACGCTTTCAAGATAGTTTAATTTCAACGCAGCCCTATTCTTCTCAACTACCGCATCACCCTTTTCTTCACGAAGTCTTGTTTCCACTGCCTTAAGCTGTTCCACTCTTGTTTCAAGTTCCTGCACATAACCAACCTTTTTCACAATCTTTATCAACAATTTATTAAACATATCAACATCCTCCTGTTTTATCTTATTTTTGCTCTTTCTTCTCTCCGAGCTTTTTTCCAATCTGTTTCACATCTGCTCCTTTCCGGGAGCTGCACCACACTACCAGCATTTTATTTGTGATAGTCAACTTTCCTACAGCTATTTTTTTGCTATGTAAAGGTGCATTTAAATTTTTTATCTTGTCGGATTCCGACAAATCAACCACGATTTAATAATCGCTGTTCAAGTTCGCTCATATCTGAGGAACTTATATCTCTCTGGTTAAATGAATTAAACTGATTTTTCTTTTTAGTTGAATATCCTGACTTTGTATTGCCTGACGGCTTTTGGTCTGCCCGCTCTGTCTTATTCCAATAATCAGCAGTGCTTTTCCAGTTTATTCTCCTGCCATACTTGTCTTTCCAATCAATACGGTCATAATATTCAAAAAACTTTTCAGGATTGATTTTAAGATTGTTTAAAGCAACATAATCTTTTACCTCCTGAAGCGTTGGCACTATAGATAGAGTGTTAGTATATTTACTATTACTTTTACTATGTTTTAAAATGTCTGCATTTTCGTCCAAAATGTCTACATTTTCATCCAAAATGATTACATTATCCGGCAAAAGGGCGACTTTAACTAAGAGGTATGCTCTCTATATTTTTACAGATTTTCTTCTCTTTGTTGCGAAAAGAAAATTTTCTTGAATTTCCTCGGAAGTTAATATTCCGTTTTCTTCAAGCTGTTCCAATGAAAAGACACCCCGCCTTGCACAGCAGTTCACTATATGATTTATACGACTGACTGCCCCGTCACCACCGCCAAACATATTTGACGCGAGTAACAAAGCGTCCTCTCGCTGCCATTCACAATAATACCCATGTTCACCATAAATCTTTTTTAACAGGGTAAATATGACGGCATATGCTTTTAACCCACATTCTGCTGTTACAAGTTCAATTGCTTTATCAGCCGCACATTTAACTGGAAAGTAGTCAATACCTTCCTTATGGTTCATTAGTGCGTCCTCCTTTTAATTAAACGGGCTATTTTACAAAAGCAAAGAGAAACATCCGACCAACTGACTCCGTCCGAATAGTCGGCATCATCTTGTATCACAGACCAAATATGCTCACCATAGCAAAGCATACAAGTCCCATAAAAAATAAAATAATCAAAAACTATATTGTTAACCCATATACTTTCACAATATTTTTAAAGAAACCATATAAGCTAATAAGCAAATAAATCTATCATGAGGTCCATTTACCTCTATGATGTTTCTCAACTGCCCTGTATTTTCTTGGCAGTTCTGAATAAAAATTTTCTTCCTTGAGTTTGTCCAGTTTACAGAAAAACTCACTTCTTTTTCTATAAAAAGTTGCCTGACTACAATGCACATTCTCTTTTTTACAAAGTTGCTGAAAACTCATCCCCGGAGTTGTACAATATCTAAGAATCGCACTTGCAAGCTCTGCATCAGTCAGCCTTGCAGCTTTTTCAACCAAATCAACTTTACTGCTGAGCAAAGCAAGTCTGACTGCCACATCTTCAACCGGAGACTCATAAATATGTGCGTGTGGCATCCCATCATAATTTACACCTGAGACACCAAAAGCATCTTCAATATCTCTAATCTGAGCTTTCCATGAATTATACTGATAACAGAAATAATTTAACTCACGATATTTAAACCGATTCAGCCTTTTCAAAGGCTTATCATCTCTCCTCATTACATCTCCCTTTATATTCTTCAATCGTGTGGTATGGTGCTTCTGTTTCCACCGCACCACTTCCACACTTACTGCACTTTTTGTTCACTCTCCTGGTACTCCAAACTTTTCTGCCACAATTTTGGCATGTAACTACATAGAATGGATCCCCAGGATAATAATTGTTACATTTTATCTATTTCTTCTCCTTTCTCTTGATTTTCACCTACACATCTACTATACTTATAGTAAGAGCTGTTACCGCAGCTCACAAAAGAAGGGAGCTGAGCAGATGAAAAAGAAGCTTTGTTCATTAGCTTTAAGTATTTGCCTTGTAATAGGTTCTATCTCATATACAGATGTACCAGTACAGGCAAAAACTTATGTTTACTATGTTCCAGGTTCAAGCTATGCATATCATCCAAATCGCAACTGCAGAACCTTAAAACGAAGTAAACATGTTAAGAAGATTACACTTAAAAAAGCGAAATCTCTTCACCTTAGAAAATGTAAGGTCTGCCACTAAAACAACTTTACATTTTCAGTTCTGGCACAGGAAACCACTTTCCTGTGCCTTTTTTATTACTTTGCAACAATCTCGTTTTCATCCTGTTCTCTTGTATATCCAAGCTGTCCCATATAGCTGTCAGCAAATCTTGTAAAGCACTGATTTCTTATGTGCTGCTTCTGCTCCTCTGACAAATCATTAAAATCTACATACCCGCCATCTTTAGTTGGCACGAGAATCTTATGCGTTATCTTTTTCTTTTTTGCCATACTTATCACCTCTTTCACTTTTGTTTAATTCTATGAGAATACTCTGTCCACTTTGCCTGTCTACATCTGCAAAATGGCAGCTATCTGAGCAAGTTTTACATCGCTACTTACATCATCACCCACAACCTTTGCTACAGCCTCAACAAGATACTCCTTGCAAAGCAGTTCATTAAGATGTTCAGCCTCCACTTTAACCATTTTCTTTCTTCTACTCATTGTCTTAATTCTCCTTTTCATATATTTGCAACAATGCGGACATTCAAGTAATAACCAACTTTTTGCATACTAAAGATTCTCTTTACAACTTCCTCAATCTTATTAAGACTATCCGGAAAACGATTATCTTTACAATTCACTCTCAAATAAAGGTCAACTGTTTTTTCAGGATATTTATTATCTTCCATCAGCTCTCTGACCTTTCCATCATCTAATGTATCAAGTAGAGCTTTGCCCTCTTCAAACTTTCCCTCAATAATAAGTTTCTCAGCTAACTTTTCAACTGCAGTTCTGCGGTCAAGTTCTGCCTGTAAGTCAGTTATGTTTTTTACTTTATCCATCGTTCTCACCTCGCTTTCTACAGTTTCAACAAACATTCCCTTATTTTTTCTTGTCCTAATTCATATCCTGCCATATAATAAATGTGCGACCATTTCAAAATGACAGGAGGTGAATTTTTATGGACGATTTAACCAAAGAGCAACAGCAACTATTGACTTTGATGTATAAGGAAATATTGAACCGACAACCTGCCCTTTCTATGGAAAAGGCAAATAAATTTAAAAATTCCGACCAACTCATCGAACTTTTCTCTCTCGATATGTCATCAGACTATGCTTCTGAACTATGTTGGAAATTAGAATCAAGGGGTTATATAACTTGTTACCATGGCGATGACTTGGCAAACGATATTTCTCTTTGCGACAAAACCATCATTTATATGGAAAACAAGTTCACAAACGGTGTGAAAGATGTTCTTTCATTCTTATCTAACTTCTTTTAATTTTCTGAGGCTGCCTTACTATTTGAGGCGGTCTCTTTTTTCATAATATACATCCTCTGCAACAACATCTTTATTCTTTTCAAAGTTCTTTGCATATCTCACATCCCTTGTCCAAAAGCAAGTGTGGTCGCTCTTATCTCCATTCATATAGCAAGTTCTTTTCTTGCAACTCTCTTTCTGTCCATTGCACAAATAAAATACATTACCCATCTGTTTATATCACCTCTTTTCTTGATTTTTACATTACATTCCCCTATACTTTTAATACAGGCTATTGCCGTAGCCGAGTATTAAAAGAAAGGAGATTTTTCTACTATGACACTTGCTGTTGTCGTTTCTTTAACATTAGGTTTATGCGGTTTTATCTCTCCAATAATCACTGGAATAGTAAATAATCACTATATGCTTAAAATGCGAAAACTTGAACTTGAACATGAAAACAGCAAAAACCGCAAAACTTATATTCGTAACATCCTAGAACAGTATCTTAAATCTGCCGGTCAAATGATTGTATATTCTGACAATGAAACTGAAAAGGAATATGGCACTTACTATTTTTTAGCATTAACCTATGTTCCTGAAGACTTGCATTCCAAAATGGTACAACTGAATAATTCTATATCTGATTTAGATAAAAATACTGCAACAAAACTTTTAGAAGAATTAACGCCTTCTATATCTGACTTATTAAAAAAACTGTAAGTATCACACAGATAAAAATTACATACACAAGATATCCAATAAAACTCTGTCCTGTTTTCTTGGATGTCTTGTGCATTATCATGGTAAAAATAATTCCCATTATCCATAATGCACATATTGCTAAAACTGCTTGCGTAATTCTTGACACGCTCTCACCTCGCTTTTATTTTTAAACTATATTTACGGTTTTGTCGTAATCTAAAGGTAAAAAAATAAGTCTTGAATACGGAATGTCATACACTTCTTCTATTTTTCTAAGGATAGGTATATCTGGATATGATTTTCCTCTTTCATAGTTCCCTAGTGTATCAACACTCACTCCTATTAACTTTGCAGCTTCGACTTGTTTTAAGCCCTTTCGTTCTCTTGCTGTTTTTAAAGTAAACAATGATTTTTCCATTGTTGTTAAACCTCCTTCCGATACCCAAAATAATACTACGGTATTTCCGTAATGTCAACGGTTTTGTCGTATTTTTTTTCTTTTATATTGATTTTTTTACGGTTTTAACCTATAATAAATCAAAAGGAGGTAGCTAAATGAGTAGTCTTGGCAATAAAAAAATTATGTCGCAAAATATACAGTATTATATGAATAAACATAATAAATCAAGAACTGAAATGTGTGATGCTTTAGGAGTAAAATATACAACATTTACAGATTGGGTGAAAGGAAATACTTATCCTCGCATCGATAAAATAGAATTGATGTCAAACTATTTTGGTATTTCTAAATCCGATTTAGTCGAAGATCATTCAAAAAAATTCGATGATAATTCAGACCAGTTAAATG